TTCTTGAACATTTAGATGCTCAAAATTCTGTAAGAGAATATATGGAAGAATATTATAATGAAACTGGAGAAATTCCAACAATTAAAGAAGCTTGTGATGCTATTACTAATTCTTTAGTTGAAAAAATATCAAAAGTAAAAGATTCTAAATGGCTAAAACCAAAGGAAGTTTCTAAAGAAATCTCAGAAAATATAATTAATTCAGAACCAAAAACTCTTACTAATAAAATGGTACAATCTGCTCCTAAAGAAGTTAAGGCTAGATCTGAAGCAGAACGGTTACGAGATGCCATCGCAATAATGAATAATAAAAAATAGTTTTGGAATGTTTGCTATACAATTATACAGGCACTCAACGCAATTAGTGTTTCATACCTATCACACCCAAGTGAAAGTATTTTACGGATAAGGGAAGTTTTCTCAATAAATTTTCTAAAGAAAAGATATAGTATCTTTCTTTCGTAACATATACAAACCTAGTTATCATCTCACAAGGATTATAACATCGTTTTTCATTACAAGGTGTTTGCCACATGGCTCAAGCTGACTTAACCTCCGTCGCGGCAGCGTTTAAAACTCTGTATCCGTCCGAAGCAATCAAAAATTTAGTTTACAAACGTAATCCTTTCTTCGCTTTAGTTCCAAAAGATGAAACATTCTATGGTGCTTCTTCTACTGAACCAATCACATTTGGTACTCCTCAAAATAGATCTAGTACATTTAGTAATGCTAATACTGTGAACACAACTTCACAAATTAAAGCTTTCTTATTAACTCGCGTTCAAAATTATTCAATGGCTGCTATCAGTAATGAAGCAATGTTAGCTTCTGAATCTGATAAAGGTGCTTTCTTAAAAATTGCTAAATATGAAATTGATAATGCTTTATTAGCTTTAACTCGTGCTATTTCCACTCAATTATATCGTTCCGGTACTGGTTCTATTGCTCAATTATCTTCATCTGCTACTGTTAATAGTTCTTCAACTTATGTCGCTTTAGCTCAGCCTGAAGATATTGTTAATATTGAATATGGTATGAACTTAGCTTTTTCATCTGCTGATGGTGGATCTTTAAGAGCTTATGTTTCAACTTATGCTTTTGTTATTTCTATCGACCGTCAAGCTGGATCATTCTTATGCTCGGCTACTGTTGGTGGTTCTGCTACTGCTCTTAGTTCTTTAGTTACTTCTGTTGCTGCTTCTGACTATGTTTATGCTAACCCTGGTGACTTAAATGCAGTTATTAGTGGTCTTAAAGCTTGGCTTCCTGGTACTTCTGTTGGAGCTACTACATTCTTTGGTATTAATCGTACTTTAGATAAGACTCGTTTAGCTGGTATTGACTATAATGGTTCAAGCCAATCTATCGAAGAAGCTCTTATTGACGGTGCTGGTTTAATAGCTCGTGAAGGCGGAAACCCTGACCATTGTTTTGTATCATATAAAGACTTCCGTAACCTTGTAAAAGGATTAGGATCTAAGCAACAATTCGTTCAATATGTTGACGCTAGAGTTGAAGAGCCAGAAGTTAATATTGGTTTCTCTGCACTTATGTTAAATGGTCCTAATGGCCCTATGAAAGTTATTCCAGATCAAAACTGCCCAGCAGGATCTGCTTTCTTATTACAAATTGATACTTGGAAATTAAAATCTCTAGGTGAAGCAGTTCGTTTATTTGATGGTGATGGTTTAACTATGATTCGTGACCCGAATGGTGACAACCTTTTAATCCGTTGTTTCTCTTATGCTCAATTGAGCTGTAGAGCTCCTGGTTGGAATGGTGTAATTACTCTACCTAGCTAATAATCCTAGCTAATGGGGCTGGCCTAAAGACTGGCTAGCCCTTTTTATTTATAAAGGACACGAAAATGTTTATTATTCGATTTATTAAATTCATATTTAACAAAATTAAAGCTTTTTTTGTAAAAAAGGCTGACCCAATAATTGTAGCTGCTAACGCTGATGTTAAGAAAGTGGAAGTAGCTGCTGCTGCTGTTCAAGTTCAAGCTGAAGCTGCAGTTGTTGAAGTAAAAAAGGAAGTATAATACCATGGCTGAAAGATATTTTAATCAGTTCAAAGGATCATTAGAGAAGGGTGTAGTTACACTATACTCTAACTGGACTATTGGTTCTTCTGGAGCTGTAACACTTACTACAAGTACTACTAATGGCGTTAATCAAAATAAAGGTATTCAATCTGTTGTAAGAAATAGTACTGGTAACTATACTATTACTTTTGGAGATGCTACTAATAGTGTTACTGATAATTATTTCAGAATACTTCAATGTAATATGCAATATTTATTAGCTACTTTAACTGCTATTGGGCCACAATTCCAAATTATTTCTAGTTCAGTAAGTACCGGTAGTTTTATAGTTCAATTCTACTATAATGATGCTGGAACTATTACAGTTGTTGACCCAGAATCTGGATCACAAATATTCCTAGAAATAATTCTTAAACACGGTAATGTCTAATGAAAATAGATGCTAAGGCTCTAGCTCAAGCACATGCTAGACAAAAAATGAATAGAGAACTTGGTAAAGAAGGTGGAGAATCTATTAAAGAACAAGAGAATATGGGAGACAATATTAAACATATGTTATCTTTCATTGAATCTGTTCATAGTAAAGATCCAGAAGCTGCACATGAACATATGATGAATTATGCTAAATCTGTTCATGAGAAACCTTCTAGTCCGCAAGAGCGAGAATAACTTAACTTATAAGTTATTATTTACTATAATAAAATAAACTAATAGGTTATAAATGCAATTTACTATACAAAATATAACCGATAATGCCATTGATTTGGCAGATATGCGGAATTCTCAATTTATAGACCAAGTCGGCACTAATCAAACTCTTTCATCAGAGTTATTGCGTTATGTTAATTTGGCCTATAGAGATTTATATCAACAAATAGTATTAAGTAAAGAATTCTACTTTACTACTACATCCACAATTAATGTAGTTGGTGGTACAGATACTTATGCATTACCTACAGATTTTTATAAATTAGATGGTGTAGATATGGCTCTTGATAATTCAGGAAGGTATCTCACACTTAAACCTTTTATGTTTCAAGAACGTAATAAATTTAGATCTGGTTTGGCTCTAACAATTGCTCCATATGGACAAGTATTTAGATATTTATTAGTAGGTAGCAATATTAGATTTTTACCTATACCTTCTAATCAAGCTACTATTCAAATGTGGTATACACCAGAACCTGTTGTAATTACATCTCTTTCTCAGACATTAAATTTACCTATTGGTAGTGATGAATATATGTCTCTTTATATGGCTTGTGCTATGTTACAAAAAGAAGAGACAGATACAACTGCATTAGACCAAAAAAGATTACAAGTTATCGCTCAAATATGTAATAGCTTTAAAGACAGGGATCAAGGATCTCCTTCTTATGTTATGGATGATTCTTCAGTAAATGAAGGTGCATTATATCCTTTTAGAGGTAATAGTTAATGCAACAATATATTCATGCGGCTACAGATAATCAAGATGTACAAAATTTAGACTTCGCAATATCAAGAGTTTTTGATTCTTTAATGCCTAATCCTTTATTAAACGAGCCAACATTAATTACAGGTCTAGTATTTACCTCTGGTACAGATTTAGTAGTGAATCATAAACTAAATAGAATTCCAAAAGGATATATATTAGTTGGTTCTACTGCTTCATCTACTTTATATACTTCTCCAACAACAAATAATCAACCAAAAGCACAAATAATTTTAAGAACAAGCGCAAACACAACTGCGTCCATTCTTTTTTTCTAGGATAAAATATGAGTTTCACCACATCAAATATGGGCTTAGTTATACCAACAGTCGGTGTTGATGTAGGTCCGACTTATGCTACACTTATAGATGCTGCTTTTGTAGCAGTAGATTCACATAATCACTCATCTGGCCAAGGAGTTCAAATTACTCCAGCCGGATTAAATATATCTAGTGATCTTACTTTTGCCCAAAACAATGCAACTAATCTACGTACCGCAAGATTTTATAATAATAGTTCTATAACCTTAGGTGTAAATGATTTAACTTGTCTTTATGCTTTAAATAATGAATTATATTATGAAGATGGTGCGGGAAATAGTGTTCAAATTACTTCTTCTGGTTCATTAAATTTAGGTACAGTTTCATCCCTTACTTTAAAAGACTCTCAATTTGTATTAGAATATTTTGGAGATACAACTAGAAAAGCTAGATTTGATGTTTCTAATGTTCCAGGCTCCACTACAAGAATATATAAATTACCTACAGTTTCTGCAAATGATACTTTAGCTTCATTAACTGCTACTCAAACATTAACTGCAACTACTTTAACTGGTGGTACTGTTTCTGGATGTACTGCAGTAAATTTAATAAGTGGTTCTGGTACATTAACATTACCAACTTCTGGAACAATTACAATTCCTAATGGTACCGATACTTTAGTTGCTTTAGCATTATCTCAA